GCTAAAAATGCATTAGGTGATATAGACAATATGTTAATTACTACAACTAATGATTTTGATGGTAATAATATTTGTGAGTTTATATTTGGAGACAATACAGGGTTTTCTAATAAAATTACTTATCAAGTAAATGGGGGTGAAATTAAGGATAACACTCTAAGTGTTCCATTTAATTCTGATATTTTTAAAGACATACTAAATAATAATAAAGATATGGATTTTTGTACTTTAAAGCTATCAAATACTGGAATATTAAAAATAGAATTCGAATCAGAGGGTATTAAAAGTGAATATTTTGTCGCAAGAAACGAATAAAAAACCAGATATGTATGCTGAAGATAAGGCAATTATGCCTTATGGTGATAGTGTAGCAGCACCAAGAATAGAACTAGAAAATACTAATGCTTGGATTGCTAAACAAACAGTAGATGTAAATAATTATTTAGCAACTAAGTTTGCTGAATTAAAAGAAGAGTATACTAAACTTATTGCTTTATATAAATGGAATGAGTTAGTTAATAAAGCTGAATTTAGTTTTATTCCTGTTAAAGGTCATAACTACTACCTTTATCAAAGGGATGATGGTAAATTATTTTTATCTTTAATTGAACCTGAATACTGGGATCAATTATTTGTAGGAGAAGTTACTTTAGATTCAGATAATAAATGGATAAAAGTAGAAAATTAATATATGTATAATAAACAAACATTTGTAGCTAGGGCACATTGTTATGTTTTTGTTTAACCGAGTTAGCTTAGGCGCTCACAAAATTTAATGATATGAGTACATTAGAAATCTTTGAAAGGCAGATTAGTCCTTTCGACATTTTATTTAGAAATCTTTTTAACGCTGAGTCGCAATTTGCACCAGCATTACAATCCAAACAACCACATCCCGTTAATATCTTTTATGATGATAAAGGACTTCATTTTGAGGTTGCCTGTACAGGACTAACTAAAAAAGAAGTTGATATCAACATTGAGGGGGATATTTTGAAAATCTCTTATAAAAAACCCGAAGTTGAAGAATTTCATGAAGGTACAATTTATAATGGGTTATCAAAAAAATCATTTAATTTAGGATATAAGATAGCTCCTAAATTTGATTTAAGTGAAGCAACTGCTGAATTGGCAAATGGGCTTTTAACCATTTTTATTCCAATTGCTGAAGAAGCTAAACCAAAGTCTATCAAAATTAAGTAATAAGTTTTATTAAAAATATGTGTCCTAGCACATTGTTTTTCGTATATTACCGTTATAAAAAATTTAAGTTATATGACCAAAACATCACAAAGAAAGTCTATTCAAACAATTACAGATCCTATTCTTGACCCTTTTTTTATTACTAAAGATGAGTATAGTTACACAATTAAACAAAATGTAACATCAGATTCTTCCCATTTTAGAAGTAAAGGAAAATCAAAGACTTATGAAAAATCTTTATACTATTATCCTCAATTTGACCAAGCACTTAATAAGATAGCTGAATTAAAAGCAGGGTTAGATGACTATAGTAGTTTAAAAAATTATATTGAAAATTATAATGAAATTAGTAACCAAATAAAAAATTATACAGATGGCGTTAGAAGCATTATTTGATGCGGTTATAGTTAAACCAATTGAAATCGAAGAAACTACTTTTGGGAATATTATTGTTCCTGATTTAGGTAAAGAAAAAAATGAAATTGCAGAGGTCATTTCAGTGGGGCCTGGTAAAACAATACATGATGGAACTGTACTTCCTCTTCCATTAAAGGTTGGAGATAAAGTTGTAGTTCCTACTATGGGGTTTACTAAACTACCTTATGATGGAGAAGAATATTATGTAGGTCCAGGTAATCAATTACTTGCTAGGGTTAATGAAACAGTAAGTGTAGAAGATGTAATTGCAGAAACTAAAGTAAGTGAAGAAGAAGTTAAAAATTTAACAAAAATATCAAATGAGTAAACAAGTTATTTTAGGTTCTGAAGCTAGAACTAATTTAGTAAAAGGAATTGATACATTAGCAGATGCAGTAGTATCAACGTTAGGTCCTAATGGTAGAAATGTAGTAATTTCAAATGAACAAGGAGCACCACAATCAACAAAAGATGGAGTTACTGTTGCCAAATCAATTACATTAAAAGATCCTAATCAAGAATTAGGAGTTCAATTAGTGAAACAGGCTGCGATTAAGACAGCTGAAAAAGCAGGGGATGGTACTACAACTTCTACTTTATTAGCTAGAGAAATGATTAAAGCCGGATTAACAGCTTTAAATAATAATGAAAATGCAGTTCAAATTAAAAGAGATATAGATACTACTGTTAAAGAAGTAGTTAATAATTTAAAAAACAATATTGCAGAAGATATTTCAGGTGAAGAGCAACTAGAACAAATTGCTACCATATCAGCTAATAATGATCCTGAAACTGGTAAACTTATTGCCACCGCTATAGAAAAAGTTGGAATGGAGGGGGTTGTTCATATTGAAGAATCCAAAACTGGAGAAACTTATCTTGAAACTGTTGAAGGGTTACAGTTTGATAGAGGATATAAGTCACCTTATTTTGTTACAAATAATAGTAGCATGACCGCTACATTAGACAATCCCCTTATTCTTATAGCAGATCAAAAATTAACACAAGTAAAAGAATTATTGCCAATTTTAGAAAGTGTATCTTCACAAGCACGTTCACTTTTAATTATTGCTGAAGATATTGATAACGAAGCTTTAGCTACCCTTATTGTAAATAAAATGAGAGGTACAATGAAAGTTGTAGCTGTAAAAGCACCTGAATTTGGTGATCGTAGAAAATTAGTTTTAGAAGATATAGCTATTACAACTGGAGGTCAAGTATTTGACAAACAAAAAGGAATGAAACTTGATAAATTTAGTTGGGAATGGTTTGGTGAAGCAAGAACAGTAACTGTAGGAAAAGAACAAACAACAATTGTAGATGGAAAAGGAGGAGTTGAATCAATTGAAGCACGTATTGAAGAATTACAACAACAAATCGACAAAGCAACAACACCGTTCGAAACGGAAAAACTCCAAGAAAGGTTGGCGAAATTTGTCGGAGGAGTAGCTATTATTCATGTAGGAGGAAACACGGAAACAGAAATGAAAGAAAAGAAAGACCGTGTTGATGATGCTTTACATGCAACTAAAGCTGCTATTGAAGAAGGTATAGTACCAGGAGGAGGAACAGCATTGTTATATGCTTCATCAGGTTTAGAAGCTAAAACAATAGGAGCTCAAATTGTAAAAGCGGCTTGTGCTAAACCATTTAGTCAAATTTTAGTAAATGCAGGTTGGGATGATGTTGATGGTAGAATTATGGCTGATAATTTAGTTAATTCTGGGGATGATGCTTGGACTGGGTTTAATATTAAAACTGCTAAAAAAGTTAATATGAAAGAAGCAGGTATTATTGATCCTACTAAAGTAGCCAGAACAGCACTACAAAATGCAGCATCAGTAGCAGGTACAGTATTACTTACAGAATGTACAATAGTAAACGAACCAGAAGAAGAAAAACAACCCCAAATAGATCCATCAATGATGGGGATGATGTAAAATAATTTCGTACATTATGAGTAAAGTAGAATATATTGAAAATCAAATTTTAATAGCTAATAGACAAGCACCTGGAGATAGGTGGAGATTAGAGGATGAACCAAATGGTCAAATCCATACTAGTTTAACTGATACTTTAGAAGCATATATGCGTAAAACAGGATTTCAGGGTCATTATAGATTAGAACCCCTAGAAAGCAAGTTATATGCTATAGGAGTAGAAGAAGTAGAAATAAAACCAGAACCAATAAAAACATATAGTTTATATGGAGAGTACTCAGATCCAGGACAATAGTTTATTAGTTGAAAAATATAGACCTAATAAATTAGAAAATTATGTAGGTAATGAGAATATTAAGAAGTCTATATCTAAATATTTAGAACAGAACGATATTCAAAACCTAATATTTTATGGACCTGCTGGAACCGGAAAAACAACTCTTGCTAAACTCATTATACAAAATCTTGATTGTGACAGCATTTATATTAATGCTAGCGATGAAAGAGGTATTGAAACAATTAGAGATAAAGTACAAGGTTTTGCGAGCGTGGCTTCATTTAAACCACTTAAGATTGTTATTTTGGACGAGTCTGATTTTCTTACTATTCAGGCGCAGGCTTCGCTCCGTAATATTATCGAAACTTTCTCACGTACAACGCGTTTTATTTTAACGTGTAATTATGTGGAACGTATTATTGATCCTTTACAATCAAGATGTCAAGTACTTAAAATTGTACCTCCAACTAAAAAAGATGTTGCTAAACATTTGCATTGGATTTGTAATCAAGAATCAATTAAACATGATATAAATGATTTAGTGCCCCTAGTTAATCAATATTATCCTGATTTACGTAAATGTATCAATACTATACAATTATCTACACAAGATAATACATTAAAATTAGATCAATCAGTATTGGTATCGTCTAATTATATAGATAAAATTATTACTGAATTAAAAGGTAAAGCTGATTTTAAAACAATTCGCCAAATTATAGCTGATGCTAATGTAGATGATTTTGATGAATTATTTAAAACATTATATGAAAGAGCATCTGAATACCTCCCAGGTAAAGAGGGAACAGTAGCTATTTTAATAAATGACCATCAATACAAAGCAAACTTCCGAATCGACAAGGAAATAAATACAATGTCGTTAATTTCAAATTTAATAAATAATAAATAATTATGGAACAACAAGTTCAACAACCCCAAATTGATTTAAAAAACACCCAAGCTGTTAAAACAAGTGAAGGTACTAGTGTATTCCTACAAGGAGTAATTTTACGTAAAGTATCTAAATTTGTAACAGGCACCCAGGAAGATGCTATGATGCCCATTCCTGTATTTTATGAAGCAAGCACAGGTAAAATTTTAACAGATTCAGTACCAAAAGATTTAAGAGAAGAGTTAGCAGATGAATTGTGCTAATATATTTGATTGGCTTAAACATATAAACCAATACAAAACCCCTTCATCTAAATTTACAGATAAAGATTGGGAGGTTTTTAATAGTTATATGATTCATAGGTTTATATCTATGAATAAAGACTTTATTGAAGTGGTAAATTATGTGCAAGAATTTCCACCTCAAGAAAAGGTAATGATTTATAATATTTACAAAGAATTTATTCCTAAAAATAATAAATGGAATAAATATATTAAATCTAAAAATAAAGAGCCAAACAAAGACTTAGTTATTAACCTTAAAAATTATTTTAAAT